GCACGCAAAGCAGCAGACACTAGAACTCGTATTGGAAACTATTACCTTTCATCCTCTGACCTGCAATTGCAGATGTATACCGGCGCTGATTGGTATAACACCTACGGGTTCCTGCCAGCGATGATCGAGATGGATTATGACGATAACAACCCTCGCATTAGATTACTTAGCCCATTTGGTACTTACGCTGAAATGGATCGCTTTGGCCGCACCCTGTCCTTAACTCAGATAATCGTTACTGACCCTGAATCCTTAGCATCTCAGTACCCTGAGTTCTACGATGAAATTATGGGTAAAGAACTATTCCAAAGTGTTGCCCCATATCTTTCACTAGTGCGCTACCACGACAAAGACCAAGACCTTATCTACTTACCAGAGCGCAAGAACTTGGTCTTAGGTCAGACTAAGAACGTGCTAGGTAAGTGTCTAGCAAGAGTAATCCAGCGCCCATCTTTAGATGGTGATGCTCGCGGTCAGTTTGATGATGTATTGGGCGTTCAATTAGCGCGTGCGCGGTTTGCTATCTTGCAAATCCAAGCAGCAGAGAAATCCATTCAAGCACCTATTGCTATTCCACAAGATGTACAAGAATTAGCCCTTGGTCCAGATGCGATTATGCGCTCAGCCAACCCACAAGGTATTCGCCGTGTTCCACTAGAACTTCCACCCGGTATCTTTACTGAGTCCGGCGTACTAGAGCGCGAACTGCGAATCGGTGCACGCTACCCCGAGTCTCGTTCAGGTGAGTCCAGTTCATCAGTTGTTACTGGTCGTGGCGTACAAGCCCTACAAGCAGGTTTTGACACACAGATTAAAGCGGCACAAGCACAGTTTGCTAGACTCTTTACCGAACTACTTTCGCTTTGCTTTGAGATAGATGAGAAGGTCTTTGGCAATATGTCCAAGACCATCAAGGGGACAGACGATGGCACCCCTTACTCAATGAAGTACACCCCCTCCCGTGATATCAAAGGTGAGTACGGTGTAGATGTTCGCTATGGAATTATGTCGGGTATGGACCCGAACCGCGCCATCATTGCTTTGCTACAAATGCGTTCAGATAAATTAGTTTCTAGAGATTACGTTCGCCGAGAGATTCCGATGGAGTTAAATGTTACCCAAGAAGAGCAACGTGTTGATATCGAAGAAATGCGGGACTCTCTGCGCGTTGCTGTGGCTCAGTATGCCCAGGCTATTCCAGTATTGGCATCGCAGGGACAGGACCCTTCTCAGATTGTCGCGCACATCGCAGATGTTATCGCGGGTCGGCAAAAGGGACTCTCGCTAGAATCAATTGTACAGAAAGTATTTGCACCACCTCCACCACCACCAGCCATAGACCCTAACGCGGTTATGCCAGGTGGCCCACAACTTCCAACAGTAGGTGAGCCGACCGCTTCTGCCTCGCAGCAACCTTCACAAGAACAAGCTGGTCAGGCCCCTACTGTTGGTCAAAAACCCGATATAGCCCAACTACTAGCCGGTATATCCGGTGGAGCATAACCGAGGGAGGTGTAAATATGAAAAAAGGATCAGTCGCACCAGCACCTATGTCCAAGAATGTTGAAGGCAAAGTTGTCAAGACAGGCAAGGCAAAGGGATTGGACATCGTTTTTGGTACTGTCTCGGCAGGAAAAAAGGGAACCAAAGTAAAAAAGGGATAATGACTTTATTTGAAAGGTGTACAGGGTGCTAAATCATAAAGAGGAAATACCGCGCCCTGTACGCTTATCAGACTTTGTGGTCATCTTTGCCAACTTGGTTCATAACTTCACACAGATAGTAGAAACATTCGCAGATGAATTAAAGGAAGTTTCAATTTACCACTCCAATCGCACCACCAAGATTAACAACACTTGGGAAGATATGGCTAAAGATTTAGAAAGTTTAGAGGGAGACAAATGACAACTGCGCCAATGAACCCTCTCGCAGGTGTGTCAGGTCCCGGAAAGTTTGCAGTACGCACCGATAGGTTAGATATGGGTTCTACCGGTTATGGTGAGGGTGTTGAGACTGCTGACATTAAATCAGGTGCAGCTCTTTCAACTAGTCCAGATGTTCGTGGCCAGGCACCAAGTACATTTCGTGAGAGTTTAGGTCAGTCAAGTCAGACACCCGTTACTGGTATGTATGACCCCACTATCCGTCCCAATGAACCTGTTACTAATGGTGTTAATATGGGAAGTGGTGCCGGCTCTAGCGCACTAATGATGACTAAGACATCAACCAAATTGTCAGATACCTTGGTGGCAATGCTTCCATATGATGATACAGGTGAAATTGCCATCTTGTATCAGGAAGCACTAGCGCGTGGAGACTAATGGATGAACCATTAAAGACCGCATCCTTTGCGGCTGGGCTTACTCCTGCACAAAAGGCTCAGATGGATAACTTTATTAAGCAACAGGCTACCCACAGGGAACTTTCCAACCTACCAAGAGATGTCGCTAACAAGGCTTTTAATGCTAAGACACCCGAAGAGCAACAGTCTTTAACCAAGACCTACGGTATGGAAGATCCTCTGACTAAACCTAGTCGTGGATGGATGGGAACTGCTTGGCACTATGCCACAATGCCCGTAGTTGAGCCAGTTAAAAAGATATTTAACACCTTAATTGAAATTTCAGACCTGTCAACTAGAGCGTTTCGTACAGCATCTATTGCTGGCGATCAAAATGTACCCCTGTTTGGCAAAGGAAACGCTTGGGATATAGCAAATGATAAGGGCGATAAAGTATTTAGCCCGGGTCGCATTGATAAGGCTAGGTCTTTGTATGGCAATGACGCTATAACAGTAGCTATGCGAATTGCATCAGGTGAGGCTACCGCTAAAATCCTTGCATCAGTAAGTGATGAGCAAAAAAAGTATGTAATGTTCTTAGACCCATTGAACAAGGCCATACCTGGCGTTAATGATGTTGAAAAAGAACGAGCATTGTTTGACGATGCACTCGATTTAGTTAAATCTGCCAAGTATTCCCCTGGTCGCTTTGTTGCTAACCTTGTTGACAGGGTAACACCCGGTGATCTTGTAAAGAATGGCTTTATGTGGGGTGCCATCTCTGGCGCAGTTGATACTGCCTACCGTTTGTTTGCAGATCCTACCGTTTTTGCATCTAAGGTCCGTAGTGTGTTTCTATTTGCTAGGTACTCGCTAGAGATTGTAACCGGTGGTAACAAGGTTGCCCAGACTTTTGCTAGACCAAATGTAAAAGCGTTTTGGGATACCTACGGAACTAAATTAGATAACTATGGCAAGGCTCAAGCATCAAATGACTTAAAGGCTATGGCTCTTGCGCGTAATGAACTTAAAAACATTGCACCTGAGTTTGGTTCGGGAGTAATTAAATTATTTCAGAAGGCTGACATCAAAGATGCCCGCACAGCCGAGGCTTTCTTCCTTAATACCCAAGATGCAGCAAAGATGTTACAAGGTGCTATCGGGCGCAAGCGTGTTTTAATTCCACGTATGGATGCCGTTCGCAAGGCTCGCATTGAACTAGTAACTACCGCCAACAAAACTTTCAACTTAGACAAGTTTGGTCCGAGTATCCTTAACGATTTTATGGGTTCACCTGTTACCACAGATGGTGTGTTAAAAATCCTATCAGAGGAACCTCAGCAACTTGGTAATGTTGTTAAGCAAGTAAACAGTCAAAAGGGTTCGGTAAGATTATCCGGTGCCCAAATTGCGGTACGCATTGACCGGGCAAAAGCAAAGTTTTCTATTGCGCCGTTGTTTAGGAATAACGAATTTGACCTAATTGCTTCTGACGCTGGTTCTAAGATTTACCAATCTGCTCGTATGATTATGCCAGAGCTAGACGCGAAGATGATAACAGAAGCCTTTGAGTCAACAGATGACTTGGGTAAGCGTAGAGAGATCTTTAAGGGTATTTGGCAAAGCATTGCCGAGGCTCGCGGATTAAACCTAACCGAATCCGGTCGCAAGGTTGCTCGGCAATGGGGTGGCAAAGGTGGTGTCTATGACATCGGCGGAGAGTTTGACGACCTAGGTGCATTTGCATCAGATTTTAATAACATTGTTTCTGCACCTGATTTAGTAGACCTAGACAGACTGGCAGTTCGTTCTGGAATTATTGACAAGATGATGGGTCAAGCCAACAAAGAGTGGGTTGATAAAGTAACTGGCGTTTGGTCATTCGGTACACTTGCTGGCTACCGCTACGCAATCCGTAATGCTGGTGAGGATTTAATAGTTCACCTAGCAATCGGTGGATCTCCTTGGGGTCTTGCTAAAAACCGCTACCTTTCGACTCGCTTCAATACTGCTCTAGCCGCAGTACGCGAATCGGGTAGTTGGAATGACAACCCTTTGGGTATCGCAATGAAACTTATTAACAAAAAAGAAGCAGAAAGAATGTCTGCAAAAATCCTTGGTGTAGATGATGTTATCCGGTCAGCCAAAGCAGAGATTGTTAAACTAAAAGAAGAATTAAAATTAGCACCAGATGATGCAGCCAAGACGGTAATTACCGAGAAGATAGCCGGATTGAAATCAACCGCGTCTGCTAATGTCGTAGAAGAAACCCGTATAATTATGGCAACTGCATTTACATCGGGCAGGGTTAACCGCTTCCTAAAAGCAAGAGGTAAAAGACCATTATTTGAAGCAGAGTCAGACATACTTGCCGAGCATTTAATCTACGGAAACCTTGAGAACTCTTTTGCTACAATTGGTGAGGGTGCAATTAACTACGCCAATGGCGCTGACTATGCAACCAATATGACTGCGCTCGCACGCGAACACGGAAGATTGAACGCATTGACCTTTAATGAACCTAGAGCCAAGAACTACACACAGGCACAGGGCAAGCGCGGTCTTGGTCGTATAACAATGGGTGATATGGACGAAGGTTCACAACTAGCCTGGTTAAAGCGTATCTCGTACATATCAAATGACGAGGTTGGGTCTATTGCGGTTGCTAACCTTAGAAACAAAGATGTAGCCATAGAGAAAATCCTTGCCTATATGAAGAATAATCCGTCATTTAGAAAATCAGCTAGTCTTGATGTCAAAGGTGTGAGTGAACAGCAACACGCAGAACTGATTTATGATAGAACTAGAAAAGTATTTGAAAAGCGCAACGCAAATCCTGATGGTGTTAAGCCAATCAACGATGAGTTGCTTAGTAAAGTACGCGAGTACGATGCACAAAAGGGTGAGTATGTTGTATCTGGTCAACTGTCATTAGATGACCTACCACAATTGGCAGATGATATGCCAGATTATGTTGTTGGCCCAACCCTTGTGCCTATGTCTGAATCAGGTAACATAACAGCATCTCTAATGACTAGGGGTTGGACTTGGCTTGGTCTTAGTAATGCTCGCTTGTCTCGCCAGCCTATGTTCTTTGAAGAAGTTATTAAACTACGCAAGCAGTTCAAAAGCTCAGGCTTTGAAGAAACATACATCAAGTCGTTTGTATCTAAGTTGGATAATCCAACTCCTGCAAAAGTAACCAAGACCACAGAGTTTGCTAAGCGTGAGTTTGCCAACCTTGTCGAAGAACGTGCAGTATCGCAGATATTGCAGTATGTAGATAATCCGCTTGTGCGTACCCAGCTAGCATTTGGCGCTCGCAACTTCTCTCGGTTCTATCGCGCTACCGAGGACTTCTATCGTAGAGTTTACCGGACAGTTCGCTACAATCCAATGGCTATCCGCAAGGCAGCATTAACTTATGAGGGAATTTCCCACGGTGGGTTCATCCAAAAGGATGACCAAGGCGAGGCATACTTTGTCTACCCTGCTATCGAACCCGTCTACCGCGCCGTACAGGGCGTTATGACGGCACTTGGCGTTCCGGCTGAGTTTAAGGTTCCATTCCCCATCCAGTTCGGCGCACAGGTCAAGATGCTTACACCGTCCTTGAACCAAGACTCTATTGTCCCAACATTTAGCGGTCCGGTTGCTGGTGTATCAATGAAGATGATTACCAACCTAATTGGCTTTGGTGCCCCTGGCACCGCTGACAACATTACGCAAATGACTATGGGTAAGTACGCAGTAGATCAACCCTTTATATCTTCCTTCCTGCCAGCACACGTTAATCGTTTGTACTCAGCTATGAATACAGATGATAGAGATGGGCAGTACGCTAGTGCTTGGCGCAAGGCGGTAACATACCTAGAAGCAGCAGGTCACGGGCTTCCAAAGAACTATGAAAAAGAATTAGACGAGTTTGGCAATAAGGTGCTAATGCCGAATACGCCAGCAGAGTTAGAGGATTACCGCCTCAAGGTCAAGAACACTACTTTAAGTATTATTGGTACTCGGTTTGTGCTTGGCTTCTTTGCACCTGCTTCACCTCAAGTACAACTTAAAGCAGATATGGCTACTTGGGTTAAAGATAACGGTCAAGCCAACTTTAAGCAGGTCTTTAATAAACTAACAGATGAGTACGCTGGTGATTACAACAAGGCTATGGCTAGATGGGTAGAGTTATTTCCTAACGAGATTCCATTTACCGTTTCAGAGTCCGAGAGAAGCACCGTTGCTGTGCTTCGTTATGCAGAAGAGTCTGGTGCTTTTGTAGATCAGAACAAAGAACTTTTCAAGAAGTATCCGCAAGGCGCAGCCTTCCTAATTCC